AAATATAATATAAGTGCCAAAAAGTTAGTTTCCCCTAACAAACATTCCAGCAGACAGGTAAACAAAAAGTTAAGTAGCGTTAAACCACCGAGAATGTTATAACTTGCTAACTCTGTTGCCTGACCTCACCGCCCACACTGCCCTCACCTACCAAACGCAATCCACACGCTCATGCAACTATAAAAGATTAAGGTGCTAATATGCAAAGTCTCATCTCAGATGATGCAATGCAGATTAGTACCTTATAACATTATAATACACGATTTTGTAATTAAAATAAATAGTGAATTTTTAAATTACTGCGTATTTATATTTCAGTATTTAAAGCGCATTTAATTTATATTGTGTTGCCATTTGGTGACAGCTATGATATAATGATAAGGGTGAATTTATCACCAGAAAGGAGAAAAAACAAATGAAAAAGCCTAAAAACGTTGACAGATTGAAGAGTTTAATCACTAAGACTGTTGAGAAAGACGGTGAAGTTAATCATGTATCTATTGACAGTTTACAGTGATTCAGACGCTTTTGTCTACAGGGTTCAAACGATAAAAAAGGCAGTCTATATCATTGAAAATCTGGAATTTAAGATAGTTGGTATTAACTTAATCAAAGTGAGGTAAAGCAATGAATATCAAATATACGCTTTTAAAGCCTTTATCTGGAAAGATAGATGATTATATTCTGATACTAGGAAAATGGGTTGAGATTATCGACAAATCAAAAACCTTAATTCTTAAACATGGCGTTTTGTCTCAGTTAGAATATAACTACATTGTATCCAGAGAAAAAGCCCGTTTTAAATGGGATGATAAGAACCGACAATATATTTTATGTATATATGATGGCGATAATCCGCAGACTGTATCTAGGTTAATCTTAAATAAAGTCAATGATAATCTTTATAAAGGCGTAATGATTAAAGGCGTTTTCTCATGGGATGTATCAAGAATTTGGAGGTATGAAAAATGATTGTTACTAAACTTGGTAAAGGGTCAGTCCCTAACAGCGCTTTTGTAATGAATGATGATTACTATGTATTTGACAGGAAAACGGTTGAAACGCTCTGTTATATTTTAGACGCTTCTGATTTAGACACTGTGTTACCATTTATTGATAAGTTAGTTGATAAGATTATGGAGTGCATTAACAATGATCCAGAATAAAATATATACTCCATCCAGTAAGGAAGATTTTGTGAATATAATATGGGAGCGCCAACGTCAATTAGGTTTATCTGATTATCAATTAGCGCGGGAAAGTGGGCTTTCTCGCGCCACTATCTCAAGATGGAAGAGTGGAAAACGTGAACCTATGACCAATCAATTATTATCATTGTTTCCAGTTGTCGGACTAGAAATAAAAGTAATTGAAAAGGACTGATAGGAGTTGAAACCCAGAGAATCAAGATACTGTATCGCTGTTTATAACATGGATACAGAATCAACAAAGGATGGTTATCTATCAGCATTCACGGCAAATAAATTTAAAAGCAGACTTAAAGTTAAGATTCCAAACCCGAAAAAGGCTGATAAACCATCTAGGAAGTATGAAAAAGGAAAATTCCAACTTTTCAAATTATTGGAGAATTTGCCTGATAAAGTACGTCTTACCCAGCAAAAAGAAGTTAAAGCATTTTTTGATTATTTAAACAACACATGTTCAGACGCAGAAGTATTTTATAAAGACATGTTACCAAAGGCAGATAAACTCAAATGTTATATTGTGATCCACTTTGCTAATTTAACATGGGATTTAGATATATTGAAGGGAATTATATTTAATGATAAGTATGATTGTTCTTCAATTGGCGCTGAAACGGATTTAGTCCAATTTCAATTTGGCGGTTTGTATTTCCGAGATTTTCTAAGGGTCACTGGTTTTAGGTCTATAAAAATGGCTGGTATGGTTTGTACATCCGCACACAAAGCAGACGGTGAAGAGGTTTATAATATAAAGCTTGAAGATATACCAAGCACCTATGAAGAATATTCAGAAAAACAAAAATATTATATGGAGAATGATGTGCTTGTAATGGATGAATCATTAAACATCATTTTAAACAGAAACGAAAACTATGCGATAAAAACGTTAAATGATTTGCCTATGACATCCACATCCTTTGGGAGATTCAGACTGAGAAATAATGATGAGATTATTTATGAGGATGGTGAGAAAATAAGCGTCCCTGCGTTGCTTACCGTTTCAAGATGGCAGTACACAAGACCCTTTTTAGCGTATTTGATAAGAGCATATAAAGGCGGTTATTGCGCACCGAATCCGCATATACAATATAAAGTGATAGATGATGTGATCTGTTTTGATGCTGTCTCCATGTATCCTGATAAAATGTTATTCCATAGGATGATGCAGGCTACCAAATACACAAAGATGAATGAATGCCCGTATACTCTGGAAGAATGCAAAGAGCATCTTAACGAACCAGAAGCGCAAAGTGCCTTAAACAAAATGAAGAACATAGAATATTTTATGAGTAAGTTTGATAAAGACGGATTGTTTACTGAGCGCCCAGACGATTTAGAGGGCGGTTTATATCCATGGATAGGAAATGTAATATTAAATATAAAAGGCGTAAAAAACAAAGATGGCGTTTATATGATGCCTTTTATCAGTAAATTTAAAGTAGAGAATATCAAGAAAAAGCATGAAGCAAACAATGGAAATTTTGCCCGTGAATTAATTGAGTGCAATGGTAAAGTATTGAGTGGATATAACATAGAAATAATATTATCCTCAGTTGATTTAATGTGTGTGCTAATGTGCTATGATTGCGAAGTAATCAGGATAAAGAAATGGCTAAATCTGAGTTGGCGCGATATGTTAAACGTGCAAAAGCGCGATTTGTGGTACGCATACAAGCGGAAAATGCACATCTCCGAAGTGCTTAAAAAAGACAGAAATGAAAATGATGATTACTGGAAAAACGAAGCAGGATTTGACCCTGAGACTATAAAAGCGATGAGCGATGATGAATATAATCAGTTTACCAAGAATTATAAATTGCTAATAAAGGCAGATGCTAATGGTAAATATGGAATGACTGTCGAAAAGCCTGTACATCCAAAAACATGGATAGAATACGATGAAAACAGATTGCCAAACATAAAAGCGCAGACGATTAACGAAGCTATGGAAGAATTATTAAATGATCCAGAGACAGCACCGAAAACAATCAAAACGTCTGATTACTGCGCTGGATCATCTATAACCATGTGGGCGAGATGGCAGTTAATACAGATGATGTATTGTTTTTTCGTTAATAGTATTGAGACTTATTATTGCGACACAGATTCATTATTTGTTAGTCGGTCTGAAAAAGCTTTTAAATGTGTTGAAGCGTTTAATCAGCGGAAGAAAGATTTATATTATTCAACATCATGCGGAAACGGAATAGAAATAAACGTTGATATTGCGGAAAATCTAGGTCAGTTTGAATTAGATAAAGAGTGTGAATATTTTAAAACATTGGGCGCGAAAAATTACGCCTACGTTAAAAAGGGAAAAAGTAAAATCACCATAGCAGGATTAAACACCACTTTTTATCAGAAAAAGCTTGATGAGTTATTTACAGATGGAGATATAAAAACAATCTTTGATCGTTACTACAGACCTAATACTTGTGTATTGCCTGACGGTTGCAGGAAACTATTGAAAAATCGTGATAATATGGGATATGATAAAAATGGATTGTGGCGAGGATGTACGCTTGAGCCTGTAGGATTTTTCTCTATCAATCTACAATCTAAATATCATATCAATAACGTCATTCGCGCTTCTATCATGCAGGGTTTAAAACCAGCTTATTATTTAGGTAAATATAATAAAACTATGTATCTTGATAAAAACGGATTTGATCTAAATCAACACTCAGGATTTTTATATGAGCAGTTTTTTACACTGGAAGAAAACCAAACCATAGACGGAGGGAGGGTCTAATGTGGCAACACGATCACCACAAAGCAGATTATTCGATAATATCGGAAGAAGAATAAGACATATAAATGCAGATTTAAAGAAAAATCCAGATGCCTTTAGAGAAGCAGGATTAAAAAGACAAAAAGCTAATCTTGAAGAATTTAGAGATGAATTGAGACAGAGAGCAAATCAAAATGGTGGTAAACTCACGCAAGACCAAATTAATGACGCTACTTATGAAATGAAAACAAACGAGAATTTAACTACAGATAAGAAAAAAATAGATGAAATTACGATGAAGATGGAAATGGCACAGCAAGAAATGATAGATGAAATATTCGATGAAGAGCCAGAAGAGGAAGATACAGGATTCGATGATTCAGACGTTGAAGCTTTAAACGATTTATTTTTCAGTGATATTTCTGGTAAATACATTGGGCAATCCGGTGATCCAGACGCGAGAAACACAGCTTTTGATATAATAGAAAAGGCTAATGAGTATTTAAAACGTGATCTGTCAGAGCGAGACAAAGCATATTTAAACAGATTAACAAATAATCTTTCATCGGCACTGGCTAGCAAAGGTGCTAGAGGTGTATTGTATTCTATATCATAAAAGAGTGCGGTTTAATCCGCACTCTTTTCAAATAGTTTATTATAAATCGCTACCAACATTTCATGGTCTGTTAATTCCGTTTTTTCTGATTTATCAATATACTCAACTTGTTTTAATTTCCCGTAACCCTGCCAATCAGACGGATTAAATTTAGACATATAAACGCCTGTAGATGGGTTGGACTGGATTACATTTCCATCGAACAAAACACCCACATGATAACAATTAGGCTTATCAGTATAACCATTTGGTATATCATCCTTTTTAATTTTAAAGACTAGCAATCCGTCAATATATGATTCAGATGTAACTTTTCCTTCTTCGCGCTCTTTTAAATATTTGTATTTACTTTTATTTTTGTAAGAGCGCCATAACCAGTTAGTCCCCTGACATGCGATTCCAGCAGAGCGCCTTACTACACCTATACAATCAATGACCGAATAAGGCTGACCGATTAGCGTCAAAGCATTTTCGCAAAACTGTTTATTTGTAAGCATATAATCACTTCTTTCCAAGAATACGCATAATAAGCAGATATAGGATATATAGCCTTAAAGTGCCAAATACGGATGATTGCATCATAAAAGGCTGATTTTGGTAAACTGAAGGTTGTATAGGTGTCCAACTTTGATTAGCTAAATAGTTATACCATCTTCTAGCCTGTGATGGGCGAGTACCCGGATCATTAGCATCTGACCGCTCATATTGCCAATAATACGCAGTCGCTAAACGCTCAACAGAATCCGTTGATACCTTAAAATCTTCCCATTTATAACTATAGCCACGATTATTATACCAAGTCTTTTTTCCGTTTAATCCGTATTTGCATTCATAATCATGGTAGGCTATTTGAGGTTCGATCCTTCCAGCAGGATTATTAGAGTTAGCTACAATACCTATTCCCTGTGCCTTGCACCAATTCCCATATTTTTTAAACCAAGGTGTCCACTGAGCAAGACCAAAACCGCCTGTTGTATCAGTTGGAAATCCTGCATGTTGTGGGCGGTTAGGATTTAAAGTACATTCTGATTCCCAATTACCAAGGCAAGCACAGATAGCATTAACACTCCATCCTTTAGAGCGCAGATAAGAATAAATCCATTTAGCGTTGACTTGCATCTCTTCCGAGGTTAGGCGCTTTTTATACTGGCAGTAGTATTCAGCCATTTACAGTTTACCTAGCCTTTTTTCTTTTGTGGTGAGTTTTTGCGCTGTGGTGGATGTTTTAGGAGTTGCGGAAGAGATAGCAGAAGAAAACGCTGATTTAATTTGACCGATTGCATCTGTAAATGTAGGCTTTGCGGTTGAAGTCGCAGGAGATGCAACAGCAGGAGCGGAGATTTTTACAGGCGCTGGAGTAGACGCTTTAGGCATTGTGGCGGTTACTGCTTTTGCAGATGTTCCGCTCTTTTTAGGTTTTGTGGGTTCTGCAACTGCGCTAGTTACATCAGACGCGATTTTTCCAGCGGTTGCAACAGCAGTTGGAAATTTAAGCACATTAGCGCCAGCACTCAGACCAGCAGAAACAGCGCCAGCACCCAGACCAGCAGAAATAGCACCTAAAGCAGGAACAGCAAGACCCCATGAAGCTAATTCTGGAAGTGGGTTTTCGTTTTTCTCGCGCATGTATTCTGTCACCTGATTTAATCCTTGCCTAAACAGAGATGGTTTTTCAAATGTAGCGCCAGACGTTCCAACGCCTTGAATATCTCTGCCATGATACAAAGGCGCATTTCCGCTGAAATCTACACCAGTTGACGCAACATCGGTTTTTCCTCTGTTAAATGATCCGCTATATTGTGGAGTAAGTTCATCAAGCCTTGATTCCTGTAGATTCAACTTTTTCTGATTCGCCTTTTCAGATTCTAACTTTTTCTGAGTGTCTTTTAGAATATCTCTGTTTGTGATTTCAGATTGTTTTTCTTTCGATTTAATCCAAGGTTTTTCAATCTGTGTTTGAAGTGTTTTAGGCGCTTTGATTTCTGTTTGTTTTTCTTCCGATTTAATCCAAGGTTTTTCAATCTGCGTTTCAAGTGTTCTGGGTGCTTTTATTTCTGTCTGTTTTTCCTCTGCCTTGATCCAAGGTTTTTCAATCTGAGTTTCAATGGTTTTAGGTGCTTTGATTTCTATCTCAGACGTTTTGTTTTTTCCCGCCTGTTCTGCAAAAGCGTCTTTAATCTGGCTTACTGCATCTGACAAAGAAGTGCTTTTTTCATTTTCTGCATAATCAGCAGAATAATTATAGTTATCTTCTGGAATATCTGGAAATTCGTCATTACCACCCAAAGGAAGGAAAGGGAAGAAACCGCCACCGCCTGCGCCACCTCCGTAAGACTGAGCGCCCACACCGCCCACAGAAGAAGCAGTAGGCACGGAAAAACCTCCGGATTGTGAGTGAGGGCGAGAGTAAGAGTAACCGCCTGATTCCTCTCTTCCTGAATACATATTACCTAAAACATGATTGATTACATCGTTTCTGTTCATTTATCTCACCTCACAAGCAGAGTAAATGTAATATAAGGATATTGATTTTTAGTCCTAAAGTATCCTACAAAACCCAACTGACCAGCGGTTTGACCATAGTCCGATCCGCTATCATTTGCATAACTATCAATATTTGCAGACCCAGCGACAACAGTAAATTTATTTTGCGGTACAGGTACAACTAATCTGAATTTATACCAACCGTCTGCGTCTGGTGATCCTGTAATACTGAGATGTAATCTGCCTATAATTACATTACCTAATCTGTAAAACGATCCACCGTCAGATTGTAACTCAACTGTAATTCCGCTTGTAACGCTTTCAAAATAACCGCCTAATTCGTCCAGTGTATAAGACAGGTCAACAGTTGTCGCTTTTAAGCGGTTTACTTCCTGATTAAGCAAATTATAATTCGTTGTATTCTGGTTGATGCTTTGATTGTGAGATGCTAATGTGTTATTGATTTCAGTTATGCTGGATTCATTATTTGCGGTTTTTTCTTCAAGCGTTGCAGTTTTATCTTCTAACGTTCGAATATTCTGTCTGACATTATACACATCATCATAAATCACATTAACAAAATCAGCTAAATCACTTACATATGATTGTTGATTCGTAAAATCATTTTGCAGAGTTTCTATATTATGTTCTGCTGTTACAATTCGCGCTAGATGATCCGCTATTGTTGTATTAATATTAATAATCTGTGTTGCGATGCTTACATTATTAGATGAGTTAATCATAATATCAGCGCCAGTAAGCACCACTTCACCAGTTTTACTATTAACAGACGCAACAGCCACCAACTCAGGGTGATCCGCTAGAAATTCTGCGATCAACTGAGCCATTGCATCTACAGTAGGGATGGGATTGTCTCTCAGATAATCTTGTATATACGCCACCACTTGAGGGATTGACGCAGGAGTTAATTTACCGTACATCGGAATATATTTAGGCATAGTCTCACCTTCTTTTATTTATTCCCACCCACCGCCACTAACTCTGATTTAAAGTGCCATTATAAATAGTCATTCATTATCATTTTCTGCCTTCTTTATGTGCGAACTACATTATTCCACTCAAGTAGTTCTGTGTTCTTAATCCATGACGGGTTATCATCCATCATAGACTGGTTTTCTACTCTATGGATAACAGGATACCCAATAGAATTATCATGAACCAAAAATTCAGAAATCTCCTGACTTGCACCAAACCATGACGCTCTGAAAGTAGTTGATCCTTTGAAATAGTTACCTACTACCTCAACAGTGCTTTTACCAGTACCGCCAGCGTACCATGTATTGTGATAAGACACAATATCAGCGTTACTCATGTTTGGATTTTCAAAAACGCACCCACTAATGACGATATGACCGTCTTTGCCGAGTCCACCACCAATACACTGTCCATATCTACCATTGGTGTTATCGTGTTTAATGTTGCAGTTAATGTACTTGTTGATGTATTGGTCTTCGGATGTGCCACGCTCATCATGAATGGAATATCGGCATTTACTTGATTCAATTCTTGCATTTTCAAGAGTAAACCCATATTCCCCCGAATTGAAAGCACTCAGCCACGTAATGGTATCTTCTCTTGTCCCAGTATAGTTGCAAGTAATAAGTGCTTCAGAAGAACAAATAATATGAACCCTATTTTTCAAATATAATCCACGATTTGATGAACTAACAGTATTAAGATAGTCATCTCCGAGTTCTGAAACAATATCCCAAGTGCCGGCTCCGATATAGACAATTGAGTCCATAGACTGACAAGCCGTACTAATGGCTTCAATCAGAGATGTAAAATCGCCGCTTCCGTCCTTTTCCACATGATAAATACGCTGAGAGAAAGTGTGTAAATTATCGTATGTCAGCCCTAACTCTTTATCAGTAGCAAAATAGATAACAGAAGATACGTTACTCTCGTCTGTAGTTCTGTAGTGCTGTACACGGAAACCAGTATACATCTCAGTTGTTGCAAATTCTGCACTGCCACCACGGACAGGATTGTCAATCTGACACAGACCAACAGTATATGTGCCATCAGATTTTCTGCCGTCAACTCGCACATAATTAAGATATTGTCCCGTATAAGAGCCGAAGATCAGTCTGCACTTTGTTCCAGCAGAATATGCCTTGTTAATAATAGGATTCCACCATTTCCCTGAGGATGTACCAAGCGAAAAATCATAGCGCAGGTAATCGCCTACACCGCTGATTGCATCACTGCCAACTTTGGAATTAAGCGTGTCCGCAAGGCTAAAAATTGAATCACCTTCGACAAGCTCATACTTTGCAATATAAAACGGTTGTGACGCATACGCATATGGCGAGATGTTACCAGAAACAGAACAAGTAAATGTCCTGACCATATGAATCCATGTATTTGCAGGAACGTTATTCTGCTGTAACATTGAGGTGCTTGTTGTGGCGGGATTCGTTGTATCTTGATCTTTGATATAAAGGAAACAGTTTGCCTGTGCGGTTGGTTTAATCCACGCTGCTACCGTATATGTTTTTCCTGCTTCGATCGGGATTTCTTTCCTAATTTTTCTCCATCCTTGCGAACTGTAATATACCGGATACCCATTATATCTCTCTTCGGACAGTTTCAAATTGGCAGCGTCAGAGTTAAGCCACGTTCCACTCCAATCTGCAGCACCGGGGTAGAGGTTTTGCTGAGCATCAATCCCCATGAGGTTTGCGCTGATAATGCTGGAGTGTTCATCAGTTGCGCTCTTTAAATCAGAGACATCATCTATCAACTGTTGATAATCAGACGGGATTGATGCAACTATATCGTCTATTTGATCTTGTAAACTATCTAACACATCTTTAATAGTTACGTTTTCTCCACCGCTGATATTATCAGCAGTCAATACTACTTCACCTGTTTGTCCGTTTACAGAATCTACGCCACCGATTAACTCAGGGTGTGCAATTAAATAATCATGTATGATTGTTTCAATCTCTGTTGTGGAATTAATAGGATTATTTACTAAATATGTTTGGATATGTGCGACAATCTCAGCAATTGACGCAGGATCAAGCCAGAATTTCAACGGATGATATTCTGTATACTGAGCCATGTTTTCACCACCTTTAATAAAGTTCAATTTCATCCAGATCAATGACGTTCAGAAACAGTTGGTTCACTTCTGGAAAGATAACCGATTCATAAGCATCAAAAAGTTGCGCTTCTCTGTATCCACCTAGAATCTGAGACGCAGTTTGTACACCAATATTCCCGTATCTGTGGAGTTTAATATTTTCGTTTGATTCGTCTGTGTTTTTAGTGTTTGTTTTTGTGTTTCCTGTCTGGGTGACTACGCTGTTTCCTCTTTGGTTAATCGTTTCTTTATTTTGTGAGTTATCTTTAGAAGCCTGACTTAAATAATTGTCAATGTCAGCGGTGAATCCGTCTGGCGTATCCATCAAGTGAGATTTATCTTCCGTCTCAGAGGTTGTTTCTGTTGTAAGATTCGGAAGGGTTGTCGTTTTTGTATTCGGTGTTGATTCACTGTCAGACGTAAAATTACTTTTGTTTTCTCTGGTATGATCTTCGTATACGTTATAGTTTCTAGTCATTTCATCATCATCAAGCGCCTTTTCAGAAGCCACCATTTTATGCCAAACATAAGCACGCTCTTTTACAAGGCGATGGAAAGCCCGTAAAAATTTAGTTGGAGATGAAAATGCAATCTGCCTGTAATAAAAATGCTCGTTTATGTTTTCAATGATTTCAGAATCTAAGTTTTCCACATTCTGAGGGTAAAGAGTTGAAAAGCCCTGTACAATCTGCCATATCTCAGAATCTTCATTTATCAATTGATAAAATGGAATGTTTACCATGTTCACCACCGCCTTTTATATCGTTTCATTTACTATAGCATACGGATGTGCAAAATTCAACGTGTCAATATTTTGTCTTTCATCATCATACCACCATAGATAAAGCCCATCATTAAACAAACCACACATCATATTATTTACAAATTGCGGACGAGAATAGACATAATTTGTAAGCTTTGGTTCAATCATCCTGCAATAATCAAAAATTTTGCGAGTTTTCCGACATTGTAATAAACCTTTGCACATATGTCCGCTACTCTCGTTGATCCTATCAATATCAATTAAATCATCATTTGATGGAGCGACAACAGAAATATTAAATCCGTATTGCTTGAGCATCATCAAATCGCCATAAGCATTAGAGCCTGTTGAAGTGTTTGGAAGGTACTTTTTATCAGCATATCCAGCTTCAACAGTTTTTAGAGCCTGTTCCGCTACTTTTACATTTTGCTTATAGGTATAGGATGCTTCTAGCCCGAAACTGCTCATAAAACCCATCGACAACAGCGAGTTTAAACCGCTATATCCAGAGGTAGTGAGTGCGTTCTGCATTTCCTCAGTCAAACCTAAATTCGGAAGAAGTGATGATAAACTGTCTCCAGCCTTTTCAAACATGCTATCAAGCATAGATGCTACGCCACCGGATTTTGCTTGTGCTTCTTTTGCATTGTCAACCGTTAGTCTGCTGGCGCTTCTTCCTGCTTCAATGCTGTTTCTGTTCTGCGCTTGCCAAATCGCATAATTATCACTATTCATGGAGCAGTTAGGAGGCATGGTTTGCTTCATTGCGAAAAGTTGCTTCTGATTATTAACACCATATTTATAGTTCACTGGAGAGCAGATCAGGCAAGGATAGCCAGATGCAAAAGAGCAGACAATCTCAAATTGTGGAGTGCCTATAAAATCTTCATATCTGAATATTTGCTCTTCGCCTGTTTGATTAGACACAATAATATTTGTGTAATCATAACCTTTTAATATCGGATTTACTACGCTAATTTCTTGAGCGCTAAAAAGTGTATCCGCTGATGGTACATTAATCACAAGGGTTTTTGGATCATAATCATCACTGTCAATTGGTTTAATTGCTTGTAAATCGTCTGGATTTTGCTCACATTCAATGGGACAAATTTCTGCTGGTATACAATAAATACCCGTGATTGATCCCAACTGACCTGAATTATTCATATCAGAATTAAGAGATTTTAAAGCATACGAATTAATGTCAGTTGATCCACAATTGATAAAATAAGGTTTTGCACCCATATACACATTATCTATCAATCCTGCCATTGGTATAGGATCAGTGTATGGGTCATTGTTATAACTTAATACTTCGTAAGTTGGATCAGAAAACTTAGCAGTAATATCAATTGTGGAATAAACTACAAACGCGATGTTGTCATTATTCGTGTGCCATTGCCACAAATTACGTTTTGCCAATGCTGGATATTCTGATCCCATACCTCGCAAAGGCATTACTGACAGATCAGTTGTCGCTATTCCATAACCACTAGTGTTCCAAAATGGTGTATTATCAACGTTAAAATAATATGTCTGGACAAAATCAATATCTAGTTTTAACTCAGTACAATTGAGGTTTTTATATTTTCGATCAGTGACAAAACAATAATATACCTTTTCTTGCTCTGTGTTCGGTCTGTTTACAATCTTCACATAATCAACACGATACGAATTTTCAAAAGAAAAGCCAGTTTGATTACTGCAATTTACTTTAATAGATTCGCCTTGTTTCCAGTATTTACAATTCGTGATGTGCGCAATCTGATTACTTTTTAAAAATGTATCCCTCTGTTCAGCATTTTCAAATCCCCAAATATGTTTATATTGAGGATCAACCGCGCCAATTTGATAAAGATAATATTCAGTATCCCTAAATTCATTTACCAATCCCATTTACTCACCTTCTTTATCAGGCGTTGCAACTGCGTTGTCATTCAACCCAATATTATAATCAACGTTGGCAAAGTCAACAGAGAGTGCAATTCCATACGTTCCAAATTTCATATTGATTTCATCAACTGCCTTTTGCCTTGTTTGCAGTCTGTTTGTACGTTCATGCACCACATGTCCGTTAATCGCGCTAACTTCTGTAGTAATAAGGCGTTCGCGTTTAGGATCGCCTCTGTTCGGGATTCCGCAGAATGTAAGCACTTCTGCAAGCAAATTCAATTTATAATTCTGCAATTCATTAAACACCATTGGAGCGCCAGTTGTGAGAGAATTAACGCCATTGTTTACGCTGTTTCCGATTTCAGCAATTACAGGTTGACCAGTTTTCATTTTTCTGTAAGCTAATTTCAAACTATTAAGTTGCGCTTCATTCTCAGCGGTTAAAAGGGTTGGAGTTTTCTGTGCTTCGATATTTACATCAATTGTGTTATCCGTTCGGGCTAGTCTAACCGCATATTGTCTAAGCGCTCTAATATTCGGAATTTTCATACAGTTATCATAGATAATCACGTATTGATCTGGATTTAGATATATCTGATAACCATTCAAACCATACGCTCTAATGGTGGTGGGATTTCCATACGCATTTAAAGACCCTTGCGTTGTATATGGCAGGATCAGCGGACCAACTTCCTCGTCAATAAAAAACGCTACACTCCCTCTATACATTAACCATTGTTCCACCTGTGCCATATCCACTATCAATGGCATTCCTTCAAATTTAAAAACCGATGAGTAAAGTTGCTGAAGATCGTTATACCATCTAATAAAAGTATCTTCGATTCCTGTTAATTTATCGGTGACTTCCTGACCGATGAATCTATCAAATTCTCTGCCTTTAAACATTATTTCACCTTCTATCTAAAATAGGCGCTAACCGATATGCAGTTAGCGCCTATTAAATTAATTATCCTCAGACAGTCAAAGCGCCTGTAGCAGGATTCCAAGTTGCTGTATCAGTAATTGTAGGATCACTCAAAAGCGTTGCCTTAATGGTGAGAGTGCCTGTCTGCGCTGTTCCAAAGTGTACCATACCAGTCGCGCTAATGTAAGTATCTGCGTTAGCACCTTCAAGCGTCCATTTAATGTTTTTATTTGTTGCATTGGCTGGCGTAACAGTTGCAGTCATTTGCAGGTCACTTCCTTTGGGATAAGTGCCAGAAGTGTTAGTGATCGCAACAGCAGTACCAGCGGTTACAGTGCCAGAAGTAAAGGCGATACAGTTACTAAACGGACTGCGTGAATAAGTGCGCCACACATGCCAGAAGTAATTCCAATAAAGCCCCTGTGCGTTATACTGTTCTGTAAACTTATCAAGGTTGTTTACAACCATCAAAAATTCATCATCACACAGAACCGCATAGACATCGGGATTTTCAGCACCAAAGTTATCGACAAGGATTTTTCTTCCCAAAAACTCTGCGCGATTCATATTGAAGGCGCTCGCAAGGACATTTACATCCATGATAGCATCAATATCAGCGCGAAGGAAAAGAACCTGCCTGTCTTTAGGTGTGAAATTCTTAACGCCTACTGCGTTATAACTATCACTCATAAATTCCATGAGGTTAGACGCTGACTTAAAGTTAGTGACAATATTATGGATGTTAGAAGTGCTGGGTGCATCTGTCTTGATATAGTACATCTCATCTTTGCTCTCAGCAAAGATATTTTTCATAGATACAAACTCATCATAATTAGCGCCACTGTAGAGAGAATCAACGATTCCAGCAATAAGAGTCCTCATGCCCTGTTCAGTGACAAAGGCTTTAGCCAACTGCTCTTCAGCGATCGTAACCTTATAAAAAAGCTGGCTGTTCATTCGGTGGAAAACCGCGCCCACATCGGGAATTACTCGCTTGTAAACTTCATTCTCTGCAATCTGAGGGTCAAATTCATGGGCATTGGCGATATTCACGAAAATTTCTTCGACAATATCTCCATATTTTTCAGTGCCTTTCTTAAACACAGCAAGAGGGTTTTCATACAGGCGTGAAGTGATGATTACTCTAGCAATGCGATTTACAAGCACGTTCAAAAACTGATTAGCAAGAGACTTATTACTGAGAATATATTCACCAATATCCTGTAGATTAGTTGCGGTTGCGGTTGGGATGCGCTCACTCAAAGAGGGAGCAATAGCATTAATAACCGCTGAGGTTGTCGCGTCAAAAACTTTAGCCATTTTTCTTTCACCTTCCCTTAGTTGTTTCTAAACAATGATTCAATAGTAACGGTTTTGTTTTCGTCTTTATCTTCATCTGGATCATTTTTTCCAGACAAAAAACGTTCACGATACCTTTTATTAGCTTCATCAAGTTGGTTTTTATAATTAGTTCGGTCTGCGTCTGCTTGTGCAAAATCAGCAGTCAATCTGGTTTCTTCGTCATACAGTCTATTAATTTCTGTCATAACGTTATCATCATTCGGATTTTCTGCAAATAATTTTATAAATTCTTCTTTTGTCATTACCTTTCACTCCTTATGAAAATGCTCTTGTATTTCATTTACTAAGCTTTGCATAACTTTCGTGTTTTCCGTCATTTGTTCTCTAAACTCATCTAAAACCGTTTTCTGATAATAGAAAAGCCAAATCACAACAGCGACCGGAAACCCTACAGTGGAAATAAAATCAGATATAGCCTTAACATCCACAGACATCACCACCTAATAAAAGATAAATGGTGCGCGGAGATGATAAGCAAACATCAATAATCAGCCCACATAAATTAATATGTGCTTATAGGGCAGACTTCCGCGCAATTAAATAATAAAGATTTAATATTAAATTGTCAATATGTTTTTAGTGCTACTCTTACTGCGTATTTGATTTGTTCATCATCATAAACACATAACCGAGGATCAAAACCAATTTGCTTTAAATATGCGATTGTAGCGCCATGCTTAGGATCAATATCAATCAGTCGGTTATCTAATCTAACCAGAACAGGCAAAGACGGTGATTCGAATAATTGTTGACGAGTTGCACCAAACCCTATTTGATTTCTGGTTAGCTGACATTTATATAAATATATTTCTGTATCCTTATATAAAAGAGTTGCTATATACAGTGCGTTACTTTTCCGTAAAAACTTCTTCATCGTTGCTGGGTCATAAACATTAGAATCAATTTCAAAATCACCTTCAAACGCTATTTCATTACCATCAATCTTTAAAATATCAGGGATTTCTTTTTCTTCGGTGTAACTCATCTGCGCATACTCCACAGCATATTTCACGCCATAATGATTTCTAAGTGTTCTAATTTGACCAGGATATATATGCAACTTATCAATATTGATTCCCAATCCTTCAAAATATGGGTTAGCTTTATTAAGTGTATTTCCGATGAGCCAGACGTTTAAATCGTTTCTGTCTCTATTGATTGTAGATACCAAAGACATGAACAATTCAAATTCAACAGGCAAATAATCAGCAGAGTTTAATAATACAAATTCTTCCATTATTAATCGGTTAATATCTGGAAATTGTGCTGACTTATATTTATATTCCATGTTTAATACAAAAACTCTGCCAATATAATCTTTGGGCGTTGATTTGCTGAATGGATCAGCGCCAGCAGGGATCATAAACCATTTCTGCCCATCATACCAAACTTCTTTTTTATAAACATCTCTGGTATACTCCATAAGATAATCAGACTGAAACCAACTTGTCATTAGATCGTCTCTAGCGTCTGTAACAAAGCGTAATACACGCCCAAATTGCTTTATCTTATGATTCATGTGATCGTCAATCAGAGATTTACATATTGCTGTCGATTTACCGTTAGAGCGCCCACCAAATATTATATTATATCTGGCGTCAATTTCTTTGATTCTTTCATCACTATAATATTTCATTTTTCTCACCTATTAAATAAGCGCCTTTACAGGCGCTTTGTAGTTAATGGAGCAAGTGCAACGTCTTTCCGGTGTTGCCAAACTTGCGAGATGTAAATTCTTCACAACGGAAGGTGTGTCCCTCAAATAGAGCGTTGACTTCCTCTGCTGGCTTTTCCTTAATTTCATCAAGATAGGCATTCGCAATCACGTTAGGGAGATAATAAGACACGCCATCCGCACAAGTGACGATCACGCTCTTACGGACTTCTCCGGTTTTCTTATCGGTGTACTCAATCACCTTGTCAACCTTTGCGATTGTGTACATTTCACCTTTTTCCATCTGCTGGGTGTTCTGCATGTTGAGACGTTCTGCGAGGCTAAATTTCTTGGTTTCCATGTTCTTTTCCTTCTTTCTATTTTTTGTTTTAATAGATACCTTTGCGCTAACTAATCAGACTTTACGTTGACCAGACGCAGGATTCTAGCACAAAAATATTTGTCCTAGGTGGAAGGAGTCAATACCACCCGTCTGATATAGATATTATAAGGCTTTTTAGACTGTTTTGCAAACAAAAGTATTTGCAAGAAAATTGATTGAAATGAAGAAAAAGCGTTGACAAATGGTGACTATCATGCTAAAATAAGACATCATCAATAATAAACTATAAAAGGAGATAAAAACATGGTTATTCTATATGTTAATCATTACGGGTGGTTAATGGGTGGTTCAATTAATAAAGGTTTCAAATTCACAAAAAACAAAAGCTGGAGCAAAGCCATTAGATGAAAGACAGCCATACAATGAAACAGAACAGATTATAGACTACATTAGAAATAAAATGGGATGCAATGTTGATGAAGTAAAATATAAAGGAGCGCGATGATCGCTCTTCTTTTTATTGAGCGTATAAGCTTGTGAGTCACGTTTAGTAGGTGTGGTCAGTGTGGTCGGTTCGGTCAGGCTAACAGAGTTAGCGAGTTATAACATTCTAGGTGGTTTAACGCTACTTAACTTTTTGTTTACCTGTCTGCTGGAATGTTTGTTAGGGGAAACTAACTTTTTGGCACTTATATTATATTT